GGTCGTGGGAGTAACAGCATCTGCCGGAGAGTCCACCACTGGACCAGCATTAACAGTGCAAGTAAAACCGTCAGGCTGGGTAGAAGCAGCAGGATAAGGGTCCGACACCACGAAGGGAGCGGCCTTGACCTCCAGGTTGAACAGAAAGAAAGCGGCAACCAGGACGGCGAGAAACAGAACTTTTTTCATAATGCCTCCGCATATCCCGTTAGAATAAGCCAACGACATTGCATGATCCGGCCGAGCCCGATACGGCGTCAATGACGTAGCAGGAGGCCATTTCCGATGCGTCCGTCAGGGTCACGGAATACCCTGATTGCAATAGAAGCCCCATCTTGCTTGTCTGCGTCGGGTAGTACCCGTTCCACGATATGCGCTGGTTATTGTCCTCGGCCTGCACGATCAGTTTCCGAGCCGTCATCCCGCGGAATTCTGGCCGGACATACTCGGCCGGAAGCAGCTCAATGGTCGTGCCGTCGGCGTCCGCCGCATCGGCTACCCCTTCCACGGTGATGTGCTCGTTGTTCTGAAACGTGCCGACCACGCTGCAGAGCTTCAGCCAGCAGACGGCGTCCCCGCCGGCCCAAGACCCGCTTTCCAGGGTGCCGACCTCGAGCACCATGGCCGAGGCCCCGGAGGTGGCCCCCAGGATCCGGTTGCCGGCCACGATGGCCGTTGTCCCCCCGGAGTCGATGTGCAGCTTGTGCTCGACGTATTTGATGATGTTCGTCCCGATTGCCGTGGCCGTGTTGCCCGGAGTGATCCGCTGGCCGGTCAGGGCCCGAAAGTTGTATTCCATCGTCAAGCTGGGCATGTTTACCTCCTCATCGCTTGAAGGCGGGCAGGATCCTGGGGCCGGCTGCCGGCCGGATGATCCGCTCTGCCTCGATGTTTTTGGCTATGGTCAGCATCCGCTGCTCGTTTTCGTATGCGTTGGGGTTGCCCTGAACGGCCGAACAGTTCGGGCACATGTAGATGGCGACCCCCGGATTGACCGGATAGACCAGCCAGCCACCGTACTGCTTCTGGATCTGCTCCGTCGTTGCGCTGCACTGCCGGCAGGCGGCCGGCGACTGGATCACGATCTTCTCTTTCTGTCCGTTGTCCTGGCCCATTTCTTCATTTCCCTTTGCGGATCGTGCCGATCACCCGGCTCAGTTCCTCGCCATAGACCCTGTCGTGATCTCGTAGTCCTGGTCAGCGAGATCGCGGGCCCGCTGCCGAGCCAGCCAGCCGCCGATCCCCGTTTCGTTCCCCGTGCCGCCGGGGGGCAGGCCTTCCGGCAGTTGCCAGCCGGCCAGGGATACGCCCTGCCGATGAGCCGGCTTGTACTTTTCCTCTTCCTGCGCGGACAACTGGCGCGGCATCAGGGTCATCATGATCGCGGCCATGCCGGCCGTATCGACCCGCTCGTCGTGGCAGCCGAGCTCTGCGTTGAGCTTGCCGCCCTTTTCCACGAAGGTCCGCATCTCCGAAACGGTTTCCTTGCAGCGGATCTGCAGTTGCCCCGTGGAGGCCAGCTCGTGCAGCCGGTCAACCATGAGCGGCTTGGTCTTCTTGTTGGTCATCCATCCGGGCTCTCCCGGCTTGTGCTCGAAGAGCGGATACCGGGCTGCCTCGAGGTCCCGGACGACCGTGTAGCCGTGATTCATCAGCTCGACGCAGGCCGGCGCACGATAGTACAGAGCGCCGATCATCTCCACGAGCTCTGCGATCACCCCATAATCGACGTGCCCGTGCCACTGGGCGGCCTGGACGCCGGTGCGGTGGTTGTAGACATCGATGCAGGTCGGGTCAGGCTCGGTCTGCCGCTGCTCGTGCGACGGCTTGATCCCGCCGGCCGAGTCCACGGTCAGGAAGTACGTCATGTCCTTGCGCGGCTTCTCCCAGATCTTCAGGTGGCCATTGGGATTGGGGCGGATCTTGGTCAGGCCGTTGCGGATCACGGGATCCCCGACCAGGATCGGATCCTTGCAGCCGGCCTCGAGGTTGTCACAGAGCAGCCGCCCGAAGACGTTGGCTCCTTGGGACAGGAACGCTTCCTCGACCGTGGCCGGATACTCCTGGCGGAAGATCTCGAGACGCCCGTTGCACTTGTTCTCGATTGCCCAGGCCCGCCAATGCAGCTGCTCCAGGGACAGCCGGTAGCGTTTCATCAGCCGCAGGGCCTCGGACTCCTCCCAGGTCATCGTTTCCTTGTTGAGCACCTTGCGGTGCAGCTCGACCTCGAACCATTCCCGCTGCCTATCGGAATCGAAGGGCTTGGTGTAGCGCTCATGGACGAACCACGGGATGAACACTAGGATCCAGTCCCACGCCGGATTGTGCCAGGCGTAGGTGATGCCGTCTTCCTGGTAGAACGGGTGGCGTCCCTCGGCGTAGGCCTTGAACACGTCGGACTGGAAGCGGTTCCCGTAGCCGTTGGCGGTTGACTCGAAGATCACCTCGGAGTCCGTCGGCGGGTCGGGGACGCAGGACAGCAGCGAGGTACAAAGGGTCTCGGGATCCGGCCAGTACGCGCACTCGGACCCGTGCAGATAGTGAATCCCCTGGGACCGGCCGGCGTCCAGGTTGCGGGCGCAGGCCAGGGTGTATTCGCTCTTGAGCCCGCGGCCGTTTTCCGTATCGAAGATCAATTCCTTGGAGTTGGACTTCCGGGTTGCCGGCGGGAGCGGGTTGCGCTCGTGGAAGAGCTTGGCCATGGAGTAGAGCTCGTCCGTTGACGAGATTTCGTGTCCGACGATGAACGTGTTCCGGTTGAAGCGCGTCGAGGTGAGCCAGTAGAACCTCCCCTCCGTGTAGGTGGATCCTCCAAATCTCCGGGACTTCAGCAGCAGGGCCCGGACGCCCCCCATCTCGCGCTTCTGCTTCTCGAGGCAGTTGTGCAGGATCTCCTGCCCCCGGTTGAACCGGAACGGGAGGATCTGCTGCGTGTTGTGATCGCGGATGAAAAGGCAGTCCTGGGCGAAGGCGCGGAAATCCTGAACGTAGCGCTGATAGGCAGTCGCCAGCGCGTCCAGGTTGCTTTGCTTACTTGCCGTCGCCGCCTTGCCCATGAACGATCCTCAGAATTTCCTCGAGGCCCGTGTGCTGCTGGATGCTCTTTTCGGCCGGATAGGCGCCCTCGATCTTGTTCGCCTCGCGGATGACATCGAGCTGCAGCCCGAGATCGGCAATGTCTATCGCCAGGAGCTGTTCCTCGCTCGTCTCCGCCAGGATCCGGACGCCGGCCTTCAATTTTGCCCCAGGAGGCGTTTTCTTCTTCGGGCCCTTGCCGGCTATCGCGTCGATCTGGTCCAGAAGCTCCTGGGCCGCTTTCTGCGGGTCCAGGCCCGACTTCTTGAGCTTGACGAACTTGGTTTCCTTGGCATCCAGGAGCTTCGCCAGCCGGCGGAAGCGCCGCTCCTTCCCGAGGCCGACCTTCTTGAGCAATTGCCGGTTCTGCTCGGCCAGGGCCTCCACGACGGGGGCTATGTCATCGGCCGTGATGCGCGTCACTGTTGGCTCCTGGAGCCCTCCCCCTCCGGGGGCGGCTTAACAGCTCCCATCAGTCGCGGGCGCTGGTCGAGGGGATCTGTGGCCGCCCCTTGAAGGAGGGAATCGGCACGAGGCAGATTCGTGCCCTAGCTGTGCAAAGGCTCTCACGGATTGAGGATTTAGGCAAGATGACAGACGACGACAGATGATGACAGGCAAAAAGAGGGCCCCGGACGGGAACCGGGGCCGGCGCGGCAGCCTACTTGCCCTTGATGGCGGGCATTGCTTGCATCCGGAGCTTGATCAGGGCCAGCGTCTCCCGCAGGATGCAGGGCTTGTTGCCGACGTGTACCATGGGCATGTTGATCCGCTGGACGATGCGCTGCATGGTCCGGATGCTGATCTCGCGGTTCCAGTGGTTGCGGATCTCCTTCCACCCGATGAGCCAGAGGTCGCCGAGGGCGCGATCTATCGCTTGAGCCTCGAGATCCGAGCGTTTGTCTTGTCGATTTCCCGCGCCAGGACGAGATTGATGCCGGCCTGGTGTTCGCGCTCTTGCTGGATCTGCATTACGACTCTTTGCTCGAGCTGCTCCATGGACCACTGCATGTTTCTGAGCTCCCGGCAGGTCTGAACCGTCACGGCGACGAGGATCAGGCACGTTGCCAGGACCACGGCGGTCAGGATTTTTCTTGCTGCGTCTTTCATGGTTGGCACCCCTTTGCATGGCTGTCAGTCCTCCTGCGCCACAGTATTCACCTGCGGGACATTGCGTCCGATGCTGGCCGCGAGTTCGCGGACGGGCCTTCTCCTGACGGCATATTCCGTGGTGAGGTTTTTTCTCCGGAATCCTGCGAGCATGGCATCCTCAAGCCGCAGGTACTTGGGCATCCTGAGCTGACGGCACCGCCCGCATGGGGCCGTCGCGGATATCGGGGTCCTGTACGGGTCCTGGTCTTTTTCCAGGTCGGAGTGGAACTTACTCATCACCGCCCACTTCTTATGTTTCCTTTGTTTTCTTCATAGACATCATCTTTACCCTTTACAAACCTTTCGAGCAAGTACGGAGAGTTTTTGATCTTACTTCTAGTCTCTTCGAGTTCTGCTTTTAGCCTTTCAATCTCAGCATCCTTTTCCTCCAGCTGGCACTCTAGGCAAATATCATCGCTGTTGCAATCATCCCGATCGCACGGCCAGTATCCGTAAGGCGAAGTACGCCTGCATACAGGGCAATCGTGTGTATGGTCACTCATCTAAGCCTCCTGTCAGTATTTTCTCTGCCTCTCGTTCCCACCTAATAGCATCATCTAGTCAGTCTGCTCAACACCACGCTATAGGAGCACACTCACAGACCAGTTCCGTTAACTTCGCAGCGAGCCTATGTGCCTCGTCAAGCGAAGTAAACAGGGCATCAACGTCGGAGATTGAGAGGTTAGAACTAGCATCTACTTCATGTACGCGTGGAAGAAATAATGCCTTCCACGCCTCATGCTTTTTTCTTATTGCGTCGATGTCAGCGTGGTCTCTCATTTTAGTCGTCACCATCATTCAATGTATATTCATGTTACGAGTAAAGTATCTCCTGCAATCTCTTTGCTTGCCACTCCCTT